GAGATCTGCGCATGTCTCGTGGGCTCGGAGATGTGTATAAGAGACAGATATTAATCAAATAAGATTAATCTACTGTTGATACTTGTGATTAACTATATATCTACTGGTGTTTGTGTTCGACCTCGCTTTCTTTATATACACTTGTCAATGTTCTATAATAATAATATACCCGTTTTTCATGTTTTTCTAACATAGATTTACAGAAAGTTTACAAAACTTAAAATAAGAAAACACGTGATTTAATTAATAAACCACGTGTGTGTACAAAGGAGATTAATTATTTAAAATATCATTAATATTTCTTTTGGTCATTTGTCTTTGAAGAATTTTTCGTCTAATTCTCCGTGGTATATAAGGTTTATAATAATTGAATTCATAAGTACCAGCTACTCTTTTACCTAACTTTTCTCTTGCAGCAGTAGTAACTTTATTTTGAGCTTGAGCATTCATGTTTGAATATTGACTATCATTTACAAGTCTGTTAAATAGTTGTTGTTCATCTTTAACATATTTATCAGTCATAAGCGGTACTACTACTTGATTATAGAATTGAACTGGTCCTAATAACTGTCTACCGATATACGATAAACTTGGTAGTAAACTAAAACTACCTTGTTCTGTTGTTATCTCTCCATTATTAACTCTATATGTTTTACCTTCAACTTCAAAAACATTCGGGTCACCTTTACCACTAATTAATTTATTAAGGAATGTAAATAGCGGTACTTGAATTGCATCACCTTGCTGACCTAGTAAAAACATATTTGCTGCTTGTATAGGAGTTACAACAGTTGACCGTTGAATTAGCTTATTTTCTCTTGGGTCAAATCTAATAGCTTTAGTTGTATCTGCTTCTGTTAATCCTGGAGTTTGCTGTTGTACAGTTTCATTTACTGATGTACCTAATTTTGGTAGTTGGTTATAAACAAAACTTCTAACTGGTCTTCCTTTTATGTGTGCAGCTGTTTCTTTGATAGCTGCTAGTGGATAGTTACCAAATGGTACAAAACTTTTTACTGCTGCTTCTACTGGATTAGTAGCTACTACTCTTGATGGTATTGTAGATTGTAAAAACTTAGCTTTATCAATTCCATAGTTATTAATATACTCAAGTGCAATATTTTCGAGGTACTTATCTACTGATGCTACTGGTCGATACAAGAAATTATTTATTTTTGATATATAATTAAGTATAGGTGTAGTAGCTTCTGGTAATTCAACCATTCTAAACTTTGGTAAATTTTTAAATGTTTTAGCTACTGCATTAACATCAAAGTTATTAAGTATTGATAGAGTAGTAGATAATACGTTAGCTCCTAAGTATGTACCACCTGCTAACATAGTTTTCTTTAGTTCACTATTTAGTTCATTTAGAAATTTATTACTAAATACACTTGATTGCGTATCAAGTTCTTTAACTTTTGTTTTATTTAGCTTATTGTACTCACGTATCTTTTTATTTAAGTTTGATGCACTATCTAATGTATTACTTCTAACTACTTTATCTACAAAATCTCCTGCTTTCTTTGCTAAGTTCTTAGGAGCATCCACATAATCAATAGTACCGTACTTTCTTTCCAAAAGATTTGTTTCAATTTTATCAGCAGCTAAATCATCTACTGTATGTACTTTAGGTTTAAGGTGGAATAGTGGTTGAACATCATTATCTTTAACATACTGTACTGCTTCTTTGTATGCTTGTGACTTCATAAAATCAGAGTTATTCAAGTCACTAAATGGTACTCCATATTCTTTACTTAACATTTCTTTAGCTGCAAAGTCTACATCATCGAATATTTTTGCACCAGCCATTGATGTAAATTGTTTATAAGTATCATTAGCTTTTGATAAATCTTGCATTACTGGTAGTAATTCTTTTGGCGCTTTTTTAAAACCTACTGTTTCAATTGCTTGCATTCCTTTACTTATAGCTTCTGGAGAATATTTACTTTCAATAGCTTGAATTTGTTTTAAGAAGTCATTACCAACATTAGTTAAATTAATATTATCTTTTGCTACTTGTTCAGCTAACTTTATTCTTGTTGAATTATCATCAATGACTTTTATTTTTTTCTTGATTGACTTTGGTAGTTTTAGTCCTATTGCTCCTGTTAGTGATGTTACATCTAGTAATGCTGTTATTGGATGCTTCCAAGCTCCTGTTATTACATTTCCTACCATCTCTCCTAACGGCATTTTACCTATATCGTCAATTGCAAGATTATATGTTGATAGAAGTGCATCTCCAAATTGTTTTAGTTGAGTTGGGTCTTTTGCTACTGCATCAAAAGTATCAATCATAGCTTTTCTTGCATCTTGGTCATATCCAAATATTCCACCAAGTAAAGTTGTTATTCCAGCTCCTATTTCGTTTAAGTCATTCTTTGCATTAGTATATAGTGAGCCTTCAAACTTTATATCGGATTTATTACTTTGTGGTCTATTACTAGTACTAGGTGTACCAAATGATAGTCCTGATGATGAGTTGAATGGTAGTGAATTGCTATTGTTATTGTCAAATGATAGTGCCATAATTATTGTCCTAAATTAAAGTTTTTATACTGTTGATTGTTACCTTGTTGAGTACCTGGAAATACTTGTGACATAACTGATTGATTACTATTTAAAAATTGGTCCATAGTTAATCCTGACATACCTGCGTTCATTACTGCCTGACCTGCATAGTTTGCTTGTTGATAAGGAAGTAATTGTTGTTTACGCTCATATTCATCTTGATTAATTTGTAACTGACCTTGTTTAATTGGTATTTCCATTCTATTTGTTACTGCATTCATAGAACTAGATTGAGCATTTTGTCTACCAGTTTCTGCTTCATACATACCAATTTGTTCACCAACTCTATTATGTCTAGCTCTTTCTTCTGCTTCGTAAGCATTTATTAAGTTGTCAACATAATTTTGTTTTTCAGTAGCATACTGTTTACGCACATTTAAGTTATAATCTCTAATATCTTTCTCATATTGCTGTTGTGTAGCAATAATACTATTTAACTGTGATAGAGCTTTTTCTCGCATAACTGGAGCTATTTGCTGCATAGCTTTAACTTTTTGAATTCTACTAAATTCTTCTGGAGATAAATATGGTACAGAACCTGATGGTACTCCTGTCATATATTGATAGTATTCAATAGCTTGATTTTCTGGAGTATAGTAGTTATCTAAATCATTAAATGTATCATTAGCTATTTTGTTAAACATCTCTTGATATGCATTGATATAGTTTTGTTGATTTTGTTGTTGAATTTGCTGTTGTTCAATTTCTTGAGGTACTACATATTTTTGTCGATACTGCTCTACTAAATCTCCATCTGCATCATATTCATTTAGACTACCTAAGTAGCTTTGCTGGTTATTTTGAACCGCAGCTAACAAGCTATCCTTTTCTTGATACAATTGAGCTTTTGTTTCTGGAGGAATGTTGTAACCGCGTTGTTCTAATTTCTCCATCTCTGCAATCTGATTATTAACATTTGCAAGCATATCATTATTTTTTTGAGTTTGCATTGTTAAATAATTATCTGCATCTGTTAAAGCTTCATTTACATTGACTGGTTTACCAGTTGAAAAATCATATATCTTTTCACCAACTACATGATATTTTCTTCCTGATACTCCTGTAAGATACTCTGGTACATAACTTTCTAAATCTGGATAAGCCATTCCAGTTTCGTATTCATTTTCCTGTTCTGGAGTAGTATTTCTTTTTATACCTAGTTTATTTAGTGCTGCCTTAGTTAGATTATCACCTGCAACATATCCTAGTCCACCATATAATAGTTTTAATAATGAATTTCCTGGAATAAGGCTTGTACCAATTCTAGCTGTATTAGCAACTGTTTTAGGAATTAAACTATCATCATTTTCTTTAAATGCTTGCCATAAATCATAGGTAGACAATCCTACATTACCTATAGCACCTAGTATTCCATTACTACCTTTAGCTTTTGCTATAACGTATTTTGGTGAGTTCCTAATGATACTTCCTAATTGGTCAACAAATTTTAGTAGATTAGGAATTTCTTTTGCGCTTTTTATTCCTAATTCATCTGATAATTGTTTTAACTTTTTACCATTTTCAACAATTCTTTTTGCGAGTTTAACTTCTTCAACTGTTTTACCTGATGCTCTAAATGTTTTAGATTTTGATATGGTATCGTTAATAGAACCTTTTAGTAATGTGCTACCTTGTTTAACTTTTTCTGTAACAGTCGGAAGTTTTTTAACAACCTGTTGTCTAAATTTACCAGCTATATCAGTAATATATTTTGCAGCTACTTTAGCTCCTTTATCCTTGAATACATTAAGTGCTTTTGTTGCTATTTGTGGAGCTTTCATAGCTAGTCCAACTGGTAAAAATGATACTAAAGTATCAATTAATATGTCTGGATTTTCTATTGTTTTATTGGCTACTTGAGCTGGAGCTAATGCTAATTGATTGAAAAATTCAAGTGACTTTCTATGTAAATTTGAATAATTATTATCTTTAGCATTTGCTGGTTGTCCAGCTACTAATGACAGACCTGCTATTGGTAGAAACTTCTTAGTACCATCTAATGTACCTCGTAATCCTTCTGTAAATATAGAATTTATAAACTTATTTGTTTCTTTTTTTCCTTTTTGCAGTTTATTACCAGCTTGTTGTAAGAACTTTTGTGCCTGTGTAGAATTTTTAAATCCACCGTATAGCACTTCTATTACTTTTTTATTTACCATAGTAATCTCCTTTATGCAATTGTGTTTCGTCCACCAAAATCACCAGTATTACCATATCTTCTATTTACACTCCATCTATTAACCGCTTGATTTAAGTTGTTAAAAAATCCTTGAGTTTGTGGAGCTTGAACAAATTTAGTCCATGATTGGTCAATATATTTTTGTTGGTCATTATTAAAACTAGAAGATGAAGTATCTGCTAATCCAGATAATGTACCTCCTACTCCTGTTAGTACTCCACCTATAGCTTGACCTCCTGGTATAATACTCACTAAACCGCCTACACTTGATGTTACTTTACCTAATGAGCCAAGCCAAGCATTATTAGCCTCATCTACTTTTTCTGCTGCTGTAGCTCCGTAGTTTCTATTAGCGTAATTTAGTTGTGTAGCTCCTGATAGTGCAGCTAATTCATTTTGTTGAAGTTGATTAGCTTGCGCTACATTCTGGTTTAACACATTAGCTAGATAATTTTGTTGACTATAAGCATTTTCATCTATTTGTCTATTAGTTTCACTGTTACTACCAAACGCAGCTTGACCTCTTAACATATTTGCATTCTGCGCAAGATACTTATCAGATAGTAAATCTAGCTGTCTGTTATTAAATTTATCAGTCCAATAATCAGTTCGACCAGAGTAATCAGTTACGTAATCTTGAATTAAACCTAAGTTAGTGTTGATGTACTCATTTGATTTAAGTCCTGATTGCATTACTTGTTTGTTGTAGTTTTTTTGATTTTTCTTTAATGCCATATATTCGTCCTTATTCTTTGTATACACTGCCCTGTAAATTAAATATCAATTTAAAAATATTCAATTTGCAAGACAGCGTTAGCTGTCCTGCTTTGATTAACCTCCTGATGGCGCTGTTAATGTAAAGTAACCACGAGCTCCACATAATGGATTAGTTACCTTAGCACCATAAACGATTAAACCTCTAAGAATATCTCTATAACTATCTGGGTCTGGTATAACTTCTGCTCTACTTTGAGTAAATGCTTCTGTTACCAAGTTTCTAGTACCACAAATAATTTGTAAGTGTTTATTTGAAGCATCTGGCATGTGGTCTAAGCTTTCATCAAGTACTATTTCGAAACCTCTGATAACTGGTACATTACCATAGAATTCTTTAGCCTCTGTTCTTGAACCTGCTTTTGTATCTGCTTCGATAATTAGTTCATACAAATCACCTGGTACTGCTAATACTGGTAATGCTTCACGAACTTGTACGCCTAGAACACCTGGTACTTCACCACCTTCACCATCAAACGCAGTTTGTTTGCCTGATAGTTCTGATACGTTGTCCTGTGTTTCTTCATCTACAAATCGATATTTACCATATTCCATAATAGCACCAGTTTTCATAAGTTGTATTCTAAATTTAGTTAAGTAACTTAGAACATTATCAACATTTAGATATACTGGAGATGCTGCTGTACCACCACCAATAACAGGAATAGTACTTTCTGCGTTAATAGCAGCCATAACTGCTGTGTTACGCTGCTGAACTACAATATCTTCACATGCAAGTCTATAACCTTTTTCAATATCATGATAAGTTTTTAGTTGCATTTCCCAAGGTAAACCAACTGCATATCGAATTGGAGTATCAAGGTTTAAAGTTATTGTTGTTGAATTAGCATTACCGTATCCACTTGGCATAGTCATACCTGCGGTAGTAGCTGTACCAACTACAGATAAATCAGGTTTAATAATTTTTACTGCATCAGCTTTATCTCCACCAGGATTGTGAAAGTTATGGTTAACTATTCTAGCTGCAAAACCACCAGTACTTTCTTTCAAAGTGAATAACATTTGTTCTGCCCAACGTTCGGTTGTAAATGCTGTCATTTTAACTCCTTAAATTAATGTTAGTTCTAACACTTACACTTAGTATATAACTAACAATTTTACCAAGTGTATATAAATAACTATAGTTTATTATACTATGAATTAATAATTCTTAAATTTGCTGTATTAATTAACTTAATACCATAGAATGCTGTTATACATAATACATCAGAGAACGTATTTACATCTTTTGCAAGAACTACTTTTGGTTCTGTAAATGCTACTGCATAACTGTCATTACTACCAACTACACCTTCACTAGTACTACTAAAGCTTGCAGCAGTAGTATCTACATTTACTCTTGTTTCAACATAAGGTTTTATATCTCCGTTTACTAATGCTGTTTGATATTCTTGATATGTTGTGTATGGTAGTAAAACTGTAGGTAAATTCAAATAGTAAAGTGCTGGATATGCTACAGCATCCTTAGATGCATAATAATTTTCTGCTGTTTCTCCAATAACTTTTGTATCATAGTCTGGTTGGTCAGAAGAAATATTATATGTAACTGGAGCGCCATTATCATATCTATAAATTGAGTATTTTTGTCCAGTTCCGTTGTATTGATTATCAGCAATCACATGTCCAAGAGTTTCAGCAAGAGTAGGTTGCGCAGTAATTTTAGATATTTCAGCAATATTAGTTACAATATCAGCTTGAATAGCATGAGATATAACATTTTTAAATCGAACTGCAAAGTCTGATTTTATCATATTTTGTAAATCAACATTTGTTTCTAAATCTACTTCATTAGGAATTGTATAAGATAGTTTTAGAGATTGAGTTAAGTCGATGTCAACAGTGTTGTCAATATTATCAATCTTATATGTTGATGCAGTAACTTCTCCGTTTGCTAAAGTATCAGTTTGTGTCTTTGTTCCACCTATTGTAAAATTAGTTGTTGAAGTTGTAGTAGTATCTACAGGTCCACTACTACTATCTGTACCTGTTTGTTTTAGTACATCACCTGATACAACTGGATTAGGTACTATAATAGTTACTCTTGATGCTCTAACTCCATTGTTACTAGGACAATATATTGGAGTTGAAAACGGTAGTAGTTGACTTCTATCAGCAGGTGCTATAACTGCTCTTGATAGAATACTTGATAATTTACTTTCATTAAAATGTGTCATAATTTACTCCTATTGATTGTTATTATTGTTACTATTTATTGTATTTGTTATCATATCATCAAACACTGAATTAATACCTGATATATGTAATTTTTCGAGTATCCATCTAAATAACATTAATGCTTGTACTGGTTGTAATCCTTGAATAACTGCACCAAACATTGGCATATTAATTAAAGATAGCAGTACGTTACTTTCTTGTTGGTCTTTTGCTATATCTACGTCAATTTGCAAACTTTCTGGAAATATATCAGATATTCCTTTTAGTGCAAATTTCATAATTTCAAGTACATCAGATAGTGCTGGAAGAATTAATTGTTGTTTTATTTTGTTTGATAAGATATTTAATATACCAGATGCGCTATCAGCTAACATCATAGCTTCACCTAAAGTTCTAACTGAACCTCCGCTTTCTCCTAGAGTATATTCATTAAGTCCTGTTGCTTGCTGTGATAGTAGTTGAGTACTAGTCTGAATTGATATTAATCCGTTTACATCTAATTGACCTGGTAATAATGCTCCTAATTGAGATGTATATGTAGAAGGTAGTTTAAGATACTTAGTTATTTCAGCTTCTTTAAAAGCTTTTGCGTCTAGTGAATAAGGTCCAGTTCTAATTGGATTTACATTCTTATCCGAATAATCAAATAGTATTTTATACACATCCCTTGATAATTCTGATGCTGTTAAAACTGGATAAATTGGTGAACAATCATCATTTTTATCGTTGATACTAATAGAACGTATAGTAGTTAAATCTCTACCTTTTTCTGCGTAAATAACTTGACGTCTAAATACAATAATTAAGTAGTTATCAAGTTTGTTGTTTACAACTAAATCACCTATAAATACTCTTATTTCTGCTACTGCCTCTGCATCTGCTGTAGCGTGATTGAATAATTCCATTCTACGATAGTCACTTAAAAATGTGTAACTAAATGCTAGTTCTGGCGTTACTCGTATAGTAAAAAATCCTGGACCTGGTTGTTCATAATCATAAACTATTTTAGCTGATTTAACTCTATTTAATAGAATATCTGGTAATGGTGTACCAGTTTCCATGTTCACATCTAATACTAACGTAGCGCATCCATATTTTATAGCATCATCAATTAGTAAATCGTTTTGTGATTGAAGTGCATCAAGGTATCCTTTTAGGACTTCTGTTGGTCTATCTAAGTCATCTTTATAGTTACTAGATGTAAGTCTAAAACTATCTCTAAGAGATAGTAGAGATTGATGAAGGAATTTAAAGTATGCGTTATATGCATAGGTCATATTAACATTCTTTATTACTCCTTGCTCTTTATTGTTTATTGCATCTCTAATCTCACGACCTTTTCTATACCTAGTGTACCACTCTTGAACATTTCTAAGTCTTCTATATAGTGCTGATTGTACCAATGCTAAATCTCGCTCTGTAGATACTTTTGTTCCTGTACCAATGAAGAATGGTAGTCCATTAAATGTTTTTACTTGTGTCATTATTAATATCCTTTTGTTGTTTCTTCAAAATACATTAAATAGCTTATTGCATCAATCGCATGAGGTGTATAAATTAAATCTGGTTCTATATCCAGTTCTTGTTTTGTTGGATTTAAAATTTTACCAGTGGTTATATCAATACGTGTATTTTCAAATACATAGTTAGTTTTTTTCATATTATCAAGATTAAACTTATATTTATCTTTTAATACATGTGTTCTAAATACTGATAGTCGCTGTGTAATTCTTGGGTTACTTGGTAATACTCTTAGTTCAGTAAGAAGTCCTAAGCTATCAGCTACTCTTTCTATTAGAACATAATCATTATCTAGCCTTTGGTTGTATGCTCCTGCACTATCACCATATATGACAATCTTATTACAGTTATAAGTATCTATTAAAAACTCTAATACTGATTGAGCTTGTACTTCTGTATGTGTTTTAAGATTAAAATGCTCATGTAGAAAGAAGAAACGTCCATCACTAGAAATTAATCCAGATAACCAACATTGAGGTGAGTAGTTAAAGTCACATGTAATAAATACAGAATAATTATTTGTTGGAATTTCAGTTGGAATGCACTTTACTGACAATGGGTCAAAGTTAGATATTAGCGCATCATCAAGTGCTGGAGTTATTTTACCATTGATGAACTTCTCCTTTTCTTCTGCTGTCATATTCTTAGATAAACCATCGATATATCCTTCTGGCAAATTAGTGTTTTCATATGAGCTTCCAATATAGACTTTTCCAGAAGTTAAACAATAGTGATTAGTTGAACTTGGTGGATTGGTATGTGTTAGTAATATTAGAGGTGCATTACCATTAACATATCTTAATCTACCTTGAAATTGTTTCAATACACTGTTTGATATTTTACTAGCTTCCTCAATATCTATAAAGTTAAACTCATACGTCAATATCTGTTTATAACTAGCACCATGAGTAATCATTATAGTTGTACCATTCGGACATAACCACATAGTTTTCTCTTTGTTAAGAGATACTGGTTCTTGTCCTAGTATCTTTAAAAACTTTACAGTATATGCAAATGTATTATCTTTAACAAGCGGGATTGTTGGACCTGCCATACATACTTTCGACATAGGATAAGCATATATATAGCATGCTGTTATTAGTGCTCCTAGAAATGTTTTACCTGAACCAAGTCCACCTACGTAATTTATAATATTTGTACTTTTAGGTCGTGCGTATCTAACATCATTTAGCACTTTTGTTTGTGTTGGAAGTAACTCTATTAACATTTTAGTGCATATACCTCATTACCATTTTTATCAATCTTAACCTTAAAACCTGTAAATCTTGAACCAAACTTATTTTTCATTCCTAGTAGTTCTTTATAATTATCATCAAACATTACTATTTCTTCATCATCATATATAAAAAAGTTGTTTTCTAAGAATTCTGCTTTAGAAAGTCCAGTAATGCCTTGAGCAACACACTCTACGATAATAAAGTCTGCATACTCTTTAAATATTAATTCTACATGTTTATATGTTTCATAAGATTCATGTCTAGCAGTTAGAACTAAGTATGATATATTTCCACTATTAATAGTTTCAATTGCTTTAACACGATTGTATATCTTTTCGTTGATTTTACATAGACCGAACTTCATCTCAAGTGTGTGTATAAATGGATAAATCTTATAGTGTATCCGTTTAAGTGTTTTATTCTGTGGTATAAATCTATCCATAAAATCAGCTATCGGACAATATATTGATGTTTTATCAAGGTCAAATATTATTAACAAAACTGTAACCTCTTGTTTCTTTAAAGTTAAATCCTGCTTCATTGAATGCCATAAATAAATCGAGTGGAGTAACAGAGTTACTATTTATATCCTTAAACTTAGAGACTATATATTGAATAGATTTATTGTCATTAAATACTGGTTCTCTAAGTGCATCAAGTACTAGACCAGAACAAATATACTCATCTTTAGATTTATTGTTATCTTTCTTTAAATGTCCGTTTGTTAAGAACTTAAATATTGATTTGTAGCTGTAGTGGTAGTTACTTGCTTTCGCAACATATTTTAGTGCCAAATAAACATCACAGTCATCAGAAATAGTAGTACGTTTAATTAGACTATTCTTATGTTTATCATCAATATCATTTAGTAGTAATATTCTTGTACCTTTTTCAAATGTTTTTGTTTTTGTATCATCAGTTTTGTATGTTGAGCTCTCAAAGATAATTTTATTATCGAGCATTAGTAATACATGACTTGGTACAAAATCAGATGTTTGATTACCACGATACATCATGTTCGATACTTTTGATATAGCTTTTGAAATTAATGATGTTCCTTGTATGAATACTACTTCTAATTTGTGCATATTAATTAACCTCTTTCAAGTATTAGTTGTATCATTCTTATATTGCAAGCTGCGTGAGCTAAATGTGATACATGAGTTTCTTCATCAGTCTTTGATATATAATGATATTTGTACAAGTGTCTAAATAATGCAGGTACAAGTGTGTATGGATTTAAGTCTAGGAATGACCATGGGTGATACTTGCCTACACCAAATTCAAATACTTCTAGCATTTCTTCAATATCTTGTACTCTTAATCCTGGTAAACTATCAATATCATGTTTCTTTATAGCACTAACTACGTCTTGTACTATTCCAAGAATATCAAGTTGTCCTACTGTTTTAAATGATGTAGCTGGTAGTAACTCTCTGTAGTATTCTGGTATAAGTTGTATTAATTGGTCAAGTTGTAGATGCATAACCATGTATCCAAGTGGATTTTTAGATTGACTTTGTTTTCCTGGAGTGTTTTTAAAGTTTTCTTCTATTGGATAATACGGAGTTATATCAAACTGCTTGAATATATTTTCGATATACGCCTGTTGTTCCAAGCTATTCATCTTTTCAAGTTTATTCCATAAATACTTTAGTGACATTCAGCCCAAGACCTCCCAACTTTAATATCAACTTGTAGTTTACAGTTTAAGTGTAAGTTAGTATTAACTTTATCAACTGCTTTATATACACACTCTTTGTATTTTTCCACATGTTCAGGTCTAACTGATGCTTGAATTTCATCATGAACATTAAGAGTAAATTTATAATCTACATCAGTCTTACTTAGTTCTTCCTTGAGATACACTAAACAGTTTTTCATTACAACTGCACCAGAAGATTGAAGTAGAAGATTTAATAAACTATGCTCACTTCTAGCTTGTAGTTCTCTACCATCAAGTCCTGTGATTGTACCTTTTTGTTGATATTGATTTTTTAGATTATCTTGTAGTGTACCTAATCCTGGAAGTGCTTCAACAAACTTTGATATTGCTTTATTTACATCATCAACTGTATATTTTACTCCTGTACCTGCTGACAATCCTTCCGCAAGTTTTTTCTTTCCTGCTCCATATAAGTAAGCATACTCAAAAGTTTTTGCTTGTCTACGTGTTTCAAATCCTAGTGTTTGTTGTGTCCAAGTGTGTATATCACCATTTTCAATAATATCAACACTAAAGTGTTTATCGTTGATATAATGAGCTAAGCACATATACTCAAGTCCTTTAGCATCAAAACCAACTTGTACATATTCATCATGAGGTACAAATAAGTTTCTTACTTCGTATGCATATTTACCTTTAATACCTTTGATTGGACCATTATCATCCGTTCTTACACTTGGCATTGTTGATAAATTAGGTTTGTTATGTGAGCATCTACCAGACACAGTACCATCTGTGTATACTTTACCATGAATAATACCATCTTTATCAAGTAAGTTGTATAAGCTATTATCAGAATTATAAATCATTTTACGTATTTTATTCGCTGTTTTCCACAACAATAAATCTTTTATTTCTGGATACTTATCTTCAATTGATGCTAGTACTTCATCGTCTAAACTTGGAGTTGGTTCATCTTTACCTTTTCTACGTACTAATGGTGGATTAAAGTCGTATTTTTCTTTTAGATAACGCATCCAATGATAAGTAGAACTAAGATTAAATGGAGTTACAACTTCTATACATTCAATATCGCCAGCTTTGATATTCTTATTTTTGTTAGCTCGTTTGTATACTTTAAATGTATAATCAGTGAATGAAGGTAATTTACTTAATAGCTCATTTGCAGCTACTACTTCATCTTGTTCAATCTGTGCATTTAATTTAAGCAAATTTTCAGTATCTATTTTATGACCATTTATTACTTGTTGTGATATACACCAAGAGAATTTATTAGAAAGTTCAATTACTGATTTTGGTATTTCATCTACGTTACACTGCCATAAAACTAATTCAGTTACTCTTACATCTTGTTGACAGTAAGCGCCCATTTCAGAAGTGTACTTATCCCAAGCTTCATTCTTAGTCTTTTTACGTTCTTTCCATTCTTCATCAGTATACTCTTTACCAGTCATTGGATTAAATTTTTCAAATCCAAGGTCTTTTCCCCAGTCTTCTAAACCATGCTTTTGACGTTGAGGAAAAACAATACAAGATAAATTGAATGTATCAAGAACATTATGTGTAAACTTTCGTGATGGATAAAACTTTTCAAGAACTGGTATATCAAATTGAATTATGTTATGTCCAATCAATACTTCTGAATTTTCAAGAATATCTAATGCATCATTGATATTTGATTGCGTATATAGTTGAACATCATTATCTATTCCAATTCTTTTTAAAGCTATACAGTGTATAGTTGTACAATCTTGGTAAAATCCATTTGTTTCTATATCAAATATTGTTTGCATGTCTATAATCTCTGGTAAAAGTCATCATCAAATTCATACTCTAAAAGTGTATCTATTCTTGGCTGTATTTCAGAAATAACATTAGCTAATGCATCTGCTGAAATCCTACTAATTCCTGATGCATAAACTGATACTGCTGCTAGTAGAATTTCTAATTTATCTAGTTCTTCTTCATTAATAGCACGTGATAGTAAATCTTTGAGTTTCACTGTTAAGTAATCTCCTTTATTTTAGTAACAACTTTATCCCTGAATATAATTGTTTTTATAATATGTTTATTAGTATGGTTATATCCAAAGAACTCTTGTAAGTTCCATATATCTTCCTTAGTACAATCTTTACTCTTAATAAGCTTTAGTCCACCTGTTAAGAATAACAACGTATTGCGTTCATCATCTGTTAGTTTATGTTCTATTTCATATATTCTCATTATTTGAAAACCTTATCTTGACAATCTTGACATAGTCCTGAAATCTGAAATTCTTTATAGCTTAGTGCATCTCTGAATTGTCCTCTTGGATTACTCATATCTTTACCGCAGAACGGACATTCTTTATTTCTTTTTCGATACGAATATTCTTGCATTTGATGTAGTAATTCACTTTGGTTCATAGTATCTCCTTTATATTTTGTAAATCTTACTGATGTCATACATTATATCAAACAAAGGTCCTGAATGCTCGTAGTTCCATACTGGTAAATTTTGATTTGTAAAGAAATATTTGAGAAGTTTTCGTTTGTAAACTACTAAGTGTATTAGAGCATCTAGTATATTACTACAAGGAATTGCACTGTTGACTTTAATCTTTAGATGTAGTTTACTATGTTCAATTATTCTTAGTGCTTGAGGTACTGTGATTATGTTTCCTTTATTGACTAGTAATAATCCTATGTATGCTATTACTTTTTCAACTGGTAGCGCTTTTACAATATCTAACCGTAGTAGTCGATTAAGTAATTTTCTGTTAGTTATATTTACTTTTTGCTTCTTCTGTTGTGACATTTGACCACTCATTATATAAATCTATAAACTGTCCTGTTATGTTGTTACGAAATTTATAAATCTTATTTAAATCTTTTTCAGTATTAATATAGTGTTGTAATCTGTTTTCAAATCTACTTAGAACTTCTTTAGGTACTACTGCTTTACATGCATCATAAATATCTTGCGGTACTCTTAATAGACCTATATGTTTATATTTAATTGGCTCGCTTAGCTTAAGAAGTTTCTCGTAGTTATCTATAAAATTATCCACGTTCTCTACTCCTGCATTTACCAAGTAACATCTTAATTCAAATCTATATTCATCAAGTGTTTTCTTATTCTTCACTTTCACCAACTCCAATAATCATTAAAACAGTAATAGCCATCCAAACTGATATACCGATTAACTCAAACCAATTCATAATTACTTAACCTCTGTAAATCTTAAATCTGCGTTTATCTTGTAGACTTGTTTTGGGTCTACTATACAATCTTTGTTCTTTGTGTTAGATACAATTACTATACCTGTATCTGGGTCACGTAATAATTGCACTACATAGTCTGAACTTTCAAATATAGCGTTACTGCCTTTTGGCATTAGTATAACATCTTCATTAACTTTACCTTTTTCGTTGAATTGCGCCTTTGATACTTGACTACAAATAACTCCTGTTTTATCTAGTCCTGTAAGCGTAAATGCTTTTATTGCTCCGCATATTGAAGTTAATCTACTATATTCATCTGTAGCTGCTTTCCATGGAGTATTTTGAATATAGTCCAAGCATATTAAATCATATTTGTTCGGTAAGTCTGTATCAGATAGTAGTTCTTCAAGATTTTCTTTAAACACATTCCTGTAATCAATGTTATTATCAAGTTGAGTTATTAGCTTATCTAATATGTTTTGACAAAGAGGACTATTGAGTTGTTTTATTACAAGTTCATCATTACCACGTATAGCAAGTTCATGTTTCAAAATTCTAATTGTGTATTGATAGATTGACATTTCTGATGATAGAAGTAATATTTTCTTTGAGTGCTTCATAGCTTCTAACATAACATGCATAGTCATTAGTGATTTACCTGCACCTGGTGAACCAAGTAATAGATTTAATCTACCGAGTTGAAAGTTAAATTTATATACTGGCATCAGATGAATTGTCTGCTCACCTGATTTAATTCTTTCTATTGCCTTTTTAAATTGTTCTCGCATAAGTATATACTAAATCTCCATTAGCTCTAATTGTTGATAAACTAAATCCATGTCGTAATATAAATCCTTCGTATTCATTAGTATCTATATTACATGGACATACTGTGTAACAATAATCTACATCAGAAAAATCATCATTAACGTAATTTAAAACTAGTTTCATTAGGCTTGAACCAAAGTGCTTATGTCTATAGTTATCTAGCACTGTAAATAAACATATCTTTAGTGCACGTTTACGCTGACTTAATACTACACATCCAATTAATAGATTATCGTGTTTCTTATCAAATACACAAATTACAGGCCTATTCAATCTATGTAGCGATTGTAAATATTTCTTATCAGCATATTCTCTAAAGATTAGACTATCAAAGTTTACATTTTTAGTTGACATTAATTTATATTTGTACATGTTATTTATCCGTTACTATCATTTCTAGCATCTTGCAGACAATTTGAAGTCTTGAATAGTTACTCATTTTCTTTCGTTTATAATCTTTCGGAAGTACTACTTCATTAGTTATAACCAGATGAATTTTGTAACCAAGTATCGCTGCTAGTTTGTGAATTTCATCCTTAGTTATTTCTGGTATTGGAGAGTGTATGTAAAGAGTTCCAGTGTCTAATCTAAACTCCAAATCTAAGTAATTGTCATTCTCTAATCGAACTGTAAATCTCAAGTTTACACCTCCTGTTAACTAAGTGATATAAGCCTGTCTAAATATCCTGGTCTATAAAATTTCTTTATGTGGTATTCATCTTTTTTAGCAAACCAATCAGTCCTTTCAAAAACATTTTGTACAACGTCTTTATCCTTTGTGTCATAGTAATAGACTATCTTTCTGACAAGTCCTAAGTCATTTGCACTATTATCCACATCTTCTGGTTCTGCATTTAATATTTCGTAAAGTCGTTTATCTGATTTACTGAATACACTTATATCTGTTTCTGGAGCAACAAAGTTATAGTTTTTCTTTTGATGTTCTTTTTCAATTTTTTGTCTGTCACGTTCATATTGTTCTGCTTTTAAGCGTTCCTGTTCATCACTAAGTTCTATAAGTTTATCAAATAATTGAACGTTACATTCTTTAAGTTCAACATCAACTATTCTATCAATACAGGGACTTACAATGTGTCTTACTCTAGTCCATACTTCTAATTGTTGACCTGTGAAATCCATAAATCTAGTTTCTAGCTCAATATCTGTTTTCTTTATTATAAATATATGTGCTCCAAGTTCAGATTGAGATAATTCTACAAGCTGCGGAGTATCTATCATAGATTGCATCCATTTATATACTGGATGCTTGAAATCACAGTGGTCACAATCAATACAGAAAATAGAATAACCAGTATCACCTATAGGTCCAAGTTTGATTGATACAGTGTATCCGCGTTCTTTAGCTTTCTTAAATTGCTGATATGGTACATGTACTGCATTATCAATCGTTGAATACCTTCCTTGACAATCAACTGGTCGTTTATCCTTTGAGAGTATAAATAAATCTGTACAATGTTTAAGTTTCATTATGGTAACTTTCCTTTTCGAGAATAGCCTTCACTTCTAAATTGGTTAATGTTATTTATGAGTTTAAATATCTTACGTAAGAATGGTATCTTAGTATGGTCATTAATTGTGTTTTGTGGATGTAAGCAATCAAACTCTAGTACTTTAGCCAGTTCTTTTAGTGGTACATTATACTTTGTCAACATTCGTAACAAAACGAGATTACTTGGAAAATAGAACATTAATCCATGTTCTTTATATACACCTTTAACAAATTCATAAACATCATATAATTTTGTTAGTTTCTTACCTTCAAGTATTTTCTCTGCTGTTACTACTCCTACTTTTGGTACACCAGGAATATTATCTATTCTATCTCCAAGTAAAAATTGCTTTGCTAGTTCATGCATACTACTTTCAATAGTAGTTTCAAATGTTTTAATACCGTTTTTCTTTTTAGATTTGATAGTTAGTTTTGGAATTTGTAAGAAGTCTTTATCACATGAGATAATCATTACTTTGTTTCGTTTATCTTCAACCAGATTAGAAGCTATGATTGAAATCAAATCGTCACATTCAAAGACCATTGATGATACAATATTTACGTGAAAAGCTTGTAGTATTCTAATGCACTCATTCTTAAACTCAATCCAGTTCTTAGCGTAGCTATTTATTCTTTGAGCTTTGTAGTATGGAAATAGAACAGTTCTAAATCCTCTGTTTAAGCTGATGCAAAAATAGAACTTTGGGTCTAATCTATTGAACTCTTTAAAGTATCTCTTTGCTTCTCTTATTTCTCGGTCTTTTATCTTTAACATAGTTTGAACTGCTATATGTGGTGGTAGCTTCGTTGCAAACATAGACCTAAGTAATATATCACCATCATATAATATGTGTATCATGTTAAGCTCCTATGTGGACATTCAAAAGGAAAATTAACAGTTCTTTTTATACTATCTACTGATAGAAATTCTGCTAACTTTTTTATTATTGTCATCTAACTAAACTCCTATCTATTTCTTTCCCTTTTTACCGCGACATCCCACTACTAATCACCTCCTCTTACATTAGATTTCTGTACTAAGCTTATGTTAAATATTTTAGTTGTTGGCATCATACTAATTTTTAACCAATCTGTGTAACTAACCGGGTATCTCAATGTTTTAGTGTATAAAAACCACCAATTATTAGGATTAACCTGGTCCGTTCTTACTGGTAAATCTTCACTTACTGGTACATCTCCTGAACTTTCAACACAAACATCATCACCTTCAACAATAGCTATTTTACCTTCAAATACTATTTCTGTATCTTGTAGTGTTGAACCTCCTACATCTGGTTCTAAATCTGAACCAATATAAATCCAACTATTATAATCAACAATACCTAGTTCTTTGTTAATCTCATTGTAATCTCCATTATCTTCTACTCTTTGATACTTATATAGTTTTTTATTGTTAATCCAGTAAGCTTGGAATAAACCTGGATTAATATCTTGTACAGTATGACATCCTGATAGTATCTTATCACCAACTATAAAAAACATCATATTTGCACGTTGATTAGATACAACTATTAAACTGTCCAGGTCTTGTACAAATACTACGTTCTCTCTTATGTAGTTGCTTGTCATGTCTTCATATGCACTTAATTGATTAAGCTTTAAGTAGGCTTTACTTCTTGTAAGCCAAGTATTTAAAGATACATATGCTTGTAGAAGTGTTAATGCTTCTTTATCAACTACTGCTAACATAAACTTATCTATAATACCAACTCCTGTAATTGGAGTTCTATGTTGATATTCTTGTTTGATTGATAAATCTAAGCTATCTACGTAATAGATACTAGATGTATTATAGTTTACTAGAAAAAAGTATGATGCTGATGGATTTCCTGCGAAATAACATCCATTCAATCTGGTATCTTCTGACCAAATTACAGCTTCACTGCTAGTATCTACGTTTGACCAATTATATGGCTCACTACCTATTATATTTAATCTACAAGAAAGATATAATGTATTTCCTGAAACAATAATATCTCTTATGTAATTTGTTGCACTTTTTAAATTAACAGTAGTCCATCCTGCAAGAGTAACATTAAATGTATCACCAAATGTGTTAGGTAATACTGTATCATAATTTATGTTATAGAATGTTCCAGAAATAAAGCATCTAAATTCACCAAGAGGAATAATCCAAGTATCTAAACATTCAATATATAATTCAAGTTGTTTATTGTTATTTATACGACCTGCAAAAGTAACTGTTGATTGAGGTGGATTATTATTGTTGATATACTCGTAGGTTGTTTCTGTTTCATTAAATCCTACTATACCTTGAAATCCACCTTGATATTTCTGCTTTGATGCTTGTAAATCTGTAACTAGTATTCCGTTAGATGTTTTAAATGCTAGTTGATTATTAACAGTGTATATAAATTCTGTTATCTGATTAATAGATTGAACTTCTAAATTATCAGTACTGTAGGAAAATACATGTTCTGTTTCTCTTGTATATGTACATACATATCCTTGGTCATCAATATAGTAGTCTTGTCCATGTATAACTGGTATACTCTTGGCTACTACTTCTGGATTAATTCTTGTTTCGTTACTAAAATTCATATTTTATATACACTCCTATTTAGAAAATCCAAATGCATCAGCAAAAGTATCGTAATTAAGTTGATAACTATTATAAAAGTCATCATCATTCATTGGTTGCTGCTCAAATTGCTCTACTGCTAAATAATGCTTTGTAGTGTTACTTTCAATATAAGATGAAGCTCCTAAAATATCTCCAGCCATAACATAATTTTTAGCTTCATTAAATCCAAGCGTTGCACTTGTTATACTCATATCACCTGTAGTTGTACCTATTTGGGTAAACTCACTATCTACTAAGTTATAAACTGTTAAACTTGCGTTATTTTCAACATGAAGTTTTAATGTGCAAGTTGTCTTTGAACTATATGAAATCTGACCAATTATTCTGTCCTGTTTTATTAAACGTACTCGAACGTAGTTGTCCTCTACTTGAACATAGTATGCAGATGTTTGTAGTACTCTTTCTATTGCTTGTATACCGGAAGATATAAAGGATATTACAAAATCATATGTACCATTTAATAATTCAACAGAATTAAAAGTCACGTAGTCAGTTTCAGAGTTCAATGGAAAAACAAAGTTACCAGTGGTAGTATCAATTATACTGTCGTGGTTAAATGATAGGAAATCAGCAAGTACATACCCAGTAGAAACATTTGTGTTTGCATTTTCAATAATTTTATTAGCGAGTTTAGATGTATCAACTGCATACAAGCTACTTAGTTCATTAAACCAAGGTCTATTGTAGTAGTAGTTTTTCATTTGTGCTAATACTACTCTTGTAGCTAATCCTTGAACATCATTATCTGGTACACTATCTAATCCTGGTATAAAATCAACACCATTATTACTGCATCCACTACGTCTATTTTTAAATACTAATTCATGGTAAACAGCTTTACCTTGCCAATTATATCCATAGCCTACATTATCATCTCCTACTTTTCTATCTGGTTGCCAAATTTGTTGTGGTGATATTAATTTTCCACCAAGATAATTACATCCTGGTATAAATATTCTACAACTTTCAGCTCCCATGTCAAGTCCTACTTGACTTTTAGTAACATCTGAACTATCATAATAAGCTCCATAAAGTGGTGGATTATTATCATTTACTGTATTGATGTTTGATAGAACTCTACTATACGGAATAGTTGCAGTATAAACTCCATTATAGTCATTACCAAGATAATAAAGTACTATTCCTGGTACTTGTCTATTAGTTGTTTTAGTGTTATTAAGTACTGTTGTATCATTTGTAGTATTCCAATTAAATAAATTAGATACTTGACTTTCAGTTACTAATGCATCACCAATGTTAGCTCCATATGAATATCTTATACCTAGTGATATTGCTGTATCTCTATCTGTTAAAGTGTATTGTTGAGTATCTAACATTAACGTGTTGCTTGAGTTATATGTATCTATGTTTTGAATAAACTCATGTTGATTAGATGTTACTTCTTGATTAAAGAAATTAAAGAATGTATTCCATGCTGGAGCTGTAGATGATACAAGTGGTAATTCAATATCATTTTCTAAAGTTCTAGATAGTTTATCGGATACATCTTTTCCAAACAATAGTTTAAGAACTGGTCTTAAACAAAATATATCAACGTATGTGTGTTGATTTAATACTTGATTTTCATCAAGTTCTGTTCCTGTTAGACTAGCTTCATATTGATTAACTTTATCAACTAATATATTTGCTCGTTGTTGTAATTCCAGTAAGTTCATTATTAATTTCCTATAAATAATTCTCATTAAATCCTGTTATATCACCTAGTGCTGATATTGAAATATTTTCTGCAACTAAGTAAGATTTAGTATAGTCATCTTCACATTGTGTAGTACTGAATGAGAATGAAAATCTATCTACTAAACCACATGTATAGTTCCAAGGTATTCCTTGAGCTTCTTGTTTTTTCTTTTCATCAGTTACACAAAAATATACATTTACATTAGATTGTGCTTGTATATTACTTTCTGATTTAGCAAGATATAGTTTAGCGCTTCCACAATTATATGACATAAAACAAGTACCACAGCCTTTGAAAGTATGTATAATGTTTTTTACACATCCATAATTACAACAATTTCCAGTACCGTATTCCCAATCAAAGTTGAATGTTCCATCATCTTCATATGTTAATGATATTGTTCCAGTACCACTAGTTTTTGTAATTCTTGCTTTACTATATTTTCCTGTTGTTGGTAAGTTTGGTATATCGTTAGGTGCAGCCCCGTCACCTGAAAAGCTTATATCTACTACGTATGCTTTAATTGTACTATCATTAAGTACATTTTGTGTAATATAAGGATTATCTGGTTGAACTACTGCTTGTATTGTTTGAAAACATTCGTTTACTGCTTGAATACAAACTGTACCATCTGCATTCTGATATTCTATTTCTCCAGTAATACATAATCCAGAATTTCTTATATCTTCGCTTACGCAGGACCAACAATGTGGACATTCTTCACAATTAACAGTTTCAGCATCACAATCACATCCTGCATCAGGTGTCCATGTTCCTGAGCCTTGATGATTTCCTGATACTAAATATTCAAAAGTCCATCCATCACCAACTACTCGACCATTAAATGATGTAGTAGTTAAAGGTATATTATCGTTGTTATCTACAAAAGTAAATTCAACATCTTTACTTGGTGTTTCAGAATAATACTGCATGTTAACATCACTTGGTACTGCTAAAGTTTGATATGATGTATATGTGTTTCTTAGGTTATTTGTTGGAATGATAATACTATCATGAGATATACAACCTAGAGCACTTGGTGACCAATGTTGACAGTAGCTATCGTTGTCTGCATGAGTTGAACCTGCATCTCTGTGTATTATACCACGTTGAAAGAATGAAAAAGAATAGTTACCTATTGTATCACTATTTATAGTATCAAACTCTTTGTTGGAATGATTTATTAAATTTTGTCTTAACCAACCTCCTGCATATGATACTTGATAAGGTTTACATAAGTTAGATAACCATAATCCTGGTTTAGTTATTTCAACTGGTATTTGAGAACTTTCTACAGTTCCTACTAGTTTCATGTATCCTATTTGAACTGTTGATTGAGGTGAATTAATGTATATTCTAAAGTACTTATATGAGTATTGAGTAGATACATCAAATGAATATGGAGAGTTAGTACCTACAGTAGTATTACTATTTTCAATAGTTTGAATATTAATCCAATCTGATGCATCTCCTGTATTACTTCCTTGAATTGTAAAGTTCGTAGGAATATAGCTACTATCTGTACATAAATAGTTATTGAATTCAATACTTGATAACTTAATTGCTTCTGGATTGTAGTATGTAAGATAATGATTTGTAGTATCACTATTTGATTGCCAATATCCATTTGTACTGTTAGTAGCCATATAAGCTAGAGAGCCAGTTGACACCTCAGCAAATCGATAAAGAGCATCAGGAGCAGTATCATTATAGTAATAACAATTACTTAAATCTATAGAAGTATTAACAGCTGGCATGGCGTTATCTACAGAACCTGTCCCAATAGTAAGAGGATAATTAGTATTAAAGTTTATTCCTCTGTCGTATTGATTTATCTTTTCAACCCATTCGTTATTTTGCCATACTGATACAATTCTATATTTATTAGATGTAATTTGAATTTTAACTCGATATGTAGTATTAGGAGCTACACTATCTAAAATCACATCTGCTCCAGTATTCCAACAATAAGAAATTAAAGGTCCACCATTAGCTTGAATTTCGAGAGCAAATATAAATTCATAATGAGCAATACGTTGAAGAACATTTACTGTTTCAGTTGGAGTAAATTCAAATACGTATGTAGTTCCATCTGTTGATTGAGTAGAACTTGGTAATGTATAATAATTTGAATTACTAAAACCTGAGGCTACGCCTGTTGATGGATTAAATTGTGGAGAGCCATGTGTTGTAAGTTTATCAGTATTAAGTACATATGTTACATCTTCACTATCTGCTGTTACTGCAAAAGATGCTCCGCCTATTTCTCCATTACTATCTAAAGTTGGTTGATTAAAATTAATAAATCCTGTTCCAGGATATGATGATTTTGTTAGTTTTGTAAATAGTGGTAATCCGTCTACAATAGTTGTTAAATATGTTTGACCAGATGTATCAATATTATTTATGTAAGTTGCATTTAATCCGTTTAGTAGATAATTATTTGTCCACAATCTAAGATTATTCATGTCTGGATATGGAGTTAAATCCATACCTTGTGGTTGAATTGTACAAGCATTTTCTACAGGAGTAGCTTCTGCTTTTTTTAATAGTTCTTCAATTGGGTCACGTTTTATCTTTGTTATTCGTTGATTTGATTTTACCATTTTATATTAACCATTCTGTTTTATCTTGAGCTGTAAAGAAAGTAGGTGATAAATAGTTAACTGCTGTATTTATCTTTCCTGGTGGTATATATGCATTTACTTCACCTGGATTAACTATTGCTTCTTGAGATGCTTTAACTAATGATAAATCTACACCGCGTGTTGGTTTTGATTTGTTAGATACAACTGCATTATAGTTAAAGTTTATTACACCTATATCAGATTTCGATACACTATTTGCACCGGATGTGTATAAAGTATCATTACATTCACTGTAATAAAATAATGTTGATGAACCTACGTATTGTCCTGATAGTCTTTGAAAATCTGAATAAACTCCACATAGATTACCTTTATATACACCTGGATAATTCTCAATGTTTGAATTTAAGAAGTTACTATTATATGATAATTCTGGAAAGTTTAATGTTGGTAAGTTACTATTATTTGTCTGTGAATACGCTGTGTCATTATATTCTAATACAGTATGATTTTCGTCGTCAAGATAGTATATAGTAATATTGTCATTTATTACTTCTTTTAGTACTGGAGTTTCACGCTGTGAAAGTACATCATACATGTATCCTGGTCCATCAAGAAAGTATTTTGATTGCTCTAAGTATCTACCGTATGTATGAATAGTAGAACCATATCTACTTAGTAATCCATTAAATAACTTTTTTAAGCTTTCAAATGCTGTCTTATTAAGTAATCTATTTGTTGGTTGTTCTACTATTTCTTTTATTAGTGTGTATGCTGATTTTTGTTGTGATAAATCAATCTCGAATGGATTTGTCCATGTTGTCTCTGGATATACTGGAATAGTTCCATTGATGTAATTATTAAGAAAGTTTATACAACGATTATACTCGGCTTGATTAGTTGTACCATCTTCATTTATTATTTTAAAGTGCTCGATTGGCATTTATCATTCCTCATCAATTACAATTGTTTTTATTACGGTTCTTTTAGTAGCTCCTTATAATTCATCCACTTAATATTGTTTTTATCACAGTAATCTGAGTATGTTGTATTACTACCTTTGTAAATTTTGACATTAGGATTTTGAAATACCATTACTATTTCATACTCTGGATGTTGTTCGACTAATAGTTTCATCTTCTTGCGGTCTTGTGAAGTCCATTTACCTTTAAGTTCATATACTAGTTTACCTCGTACGAAATCAGGTTTATATTTATGTTTACTTTCAGGTACTGTATAACTTATATTAAATGGTTCATACTCAAAACCTAAGTGCTTTAAATGCCCTGCTAATCGTGCTTCAAATTTACTGCGATATTTCTGGTCTGAATTTTTCTTCATTGTTATCTGCTGTCTTAATTATTAATTTGTTATCAGATGTTTCATCATCATCAAGTTGAGAAAACTTTACAACAATTGCAAGTAGTTTATCGATTTGTTTAAGTATATCAGTATCACCATCTTGCATTAAAGTATCTACTTGTTTTAATAAGTTACTTCTTATGCGCTGAAATTTAACAGTCAATAATGATGCTACAAGTTTATTATATTCTTTGTATTTAAACAACTCATCAATGAAGTTTATACATTTAATCGGATGCCAGTCTTTATGTTTATTCTGGATGTATTGTAATAGGTCTACTCCTTCAATATCTTTTGATGCTAATTCAAGTAGCTCATTATTTGTTAATTCCATTAATAAACTCCTGTATCTTTATAACAATCTTATTAATATCTTTAAGCCTGTCTCTTATACACATCTCCGAGCCCACGAGACATGCGCAGATCTC